AACGTTCCAAATATGTTTATTGAAGGTCCCCGAACCGATAGCGGTCAGCGTCGTTTTCGTTTTGTACCTCTTGAGGTTGTAGCCCTCCCGGTTACAGTAACCCCTCTGTTAACTCTTTTGTTTTGCAGGTTGGCTTGAAATAAGAATTTACGTCCCAGAGAATACTGATCTAAATCTAATGATAACTTTTCAGACAAATCAACATCCCAAAAGTGATAACCTGCAAAGGGATCTGCTTTTTCTTTAGGTGTAGTTTTATCTGGACACCGTGTGGCTGCTGAATGTATGTATCTATATGTATCATTGATGGGATTGTCAGGAGAAGGAACAAAACCTAATTGCCAATCTTCTAAAATGTCTGCATTCATAGCATTAATTTGTGCTAATACTTCTGGCTCTAATGGAACTTTACATAATTGTAATATAAAGGATAATTCATACTCTTCTACATGTCTCAAATATTCTCTAAAGTTTGCAGTATTGTATTCCTGTAATGCCTGATCATTTGAGGAGACACTGATACAGAAATTAGTATTCCTGGTATTATCTATTACTGTGAGAAAGATTTGATTACCCCAGCAAATACCATTATTATGGCCTTGAGCCCTTTGCAGCCAAAAAGGCCTATTGAAAATCTGTGCATCTGTAGAAACTAAAGATCCACTGACTGTGGGAGTGTAAATGGAACTTGCCATTGTATCTCTGTTTTGATCACTGGCAGCCTTTAAATAATAATGGTTGTCTTCTCCAACTGCATCATCTGGAATACTGTCTCCTACTGACCCACCTCTACAAAACATATGTCTGGCATAACATTGTTCTCTTCTGGCATAAAAGAAGCAAGCATTGCCATACACATCATTAGCCATTTTTAAGAAATCTGGATACTTGCAAATTTCATTAACAATATCCAGACTAACATCAGACTTAGTGACTGATAATGTTTTAAAATTAAGATTTCCAAACCCTATGTCTCCCATGTCCCCATCTTCAATAATAGTATTTTTTAATTCTAGAGGTGGACACGCTCCCTGATCAGGAGGATTTTCTACACAAGGTAAGGCCTTGTCCCAATGTTCCCCCAAGCAGGGTATACAACCCAAAACAAACATTTGAATTTGTTTGGGATCAAAGGATGTATTCACCCTATCATCCTTTCCACCTGTATTATAGCCATTTGGATTTTCCGTGTCTTTCACCTTGTTAAATAATGGATGTCCTGATGTACCTACACCTAATGGCTGTCCACGACCAATTTCCATTCCTCTAACAGCCCATACCAAACGCTCCCTATCAGGATTTACCACTGACATGTCAGCTAGAGCAAATCTGTTAGGATCCGGTAAGTGTACCCTAAAGGCCCTGTACTGATTACCTGACACCTTGGGAACTAACACTTCATGATCTCCATTATTTTTCCTCACATCAAAATAAGGATGTCCTACTGTTAACAGGCGGTCAGTATTAGCATGATAATAGATGTTTGTTCTTTGTATGTAGGAGTCCGTGCTTTGCACCCTGGCAACTGGTGTTGATGGTGGTAAATAGACCTTACCCGTTGTTGACAACCACAATGATGACATCTGCAAAAAAATTACAAATAGGCTCGTTTTCTTTTTCTTCGTCTCAAACTTGGATGTAAATAATAATCACCACTGAAATCCTCTGTATGAATTATTATTGTTGGAGTCGTGTCTGGCTCAGTGTATATAACTTCTGGAATATTCCTTGTTTCTGGATATGATATGTAATATCCATCTAAATCTGGTGTATAAATATTAATCTCTCTTGGAGTCTCAAATCTAGGAATAGTTATTACATTTGATCTTCTAGAATTTCCAAAAACTAATTGTGCTCCACTAAAGTCTTCTAATGCCTCCTCTAATAGCACATCTTCAGAATGTAATTCTGGCACTTCCTCCAAAGTAGGAATTTCTTGTACATCCATATTAACAAATGTACTTTCTACTGGGCCTTGAACAATACTAGCATCCCCAGAATGTTCCCCTAACAGTTGCAATTCAATGGAGGGTTCTGTGTCAATAGTGCTTATATCTCTGTAAAAGTGAACTTGAGTGCCAACCTGTGCTCCAGAGCGTGTTCTGATGGTTGCTCGTTTCCCAAGTCTACTGACTCTAATGTAACCTTCTGGTGTTTCAGCATATGTAGGCCTACCTAATTTAACAACATCCATAAATTGTCTATCTGGAGGTTCTTCAATGGAGCTTAAATCCCTCTCAAATATTTGTGTTATTTCCTCCTCATATGCAGGGTTATCAAATTGAAAAGTAACTAATTTAGAAGGCTGTTGTAAAAATAGAGGATTTTCTACAGAAACCTGTTGTGTTAATCTACGATTGTATAAAGCTCTACGTAAAGCTCGTGAGGCCTGCTGAGCCATTCTTACAGGTGTACTAGTTTTTCTAGGAGGGGTTGGCTCTTCTATTTCAAATGAATATCTTGTGGGGAACTCTTCTAATTCTATTTCCACAGAAGGCCCACTACCACCAATATTTTGTCCTCCAGAACCTGATTGTACAATGATTTGGTCAGATAACGACGCTTCCCCAGTTGTTGGTGTTGTTTCAGATATTATTTGAAAAGCTGGGTTATGATATTGTGTTCTACTGACACGTGCACGAGTGGGAGGACTTGGGTCAGCAACCTCTAATACTGCACTCGAGCCTCTACCACCTGTCACCACTGGTGTGTCAACAGGTGTTACATCTGACACAGGATGTACCTCAGCAATGGTCTCAATTTCTCCTGGCAACAAATCAGGTCCTGTGTCTGTAAGAGGGACAACTGAAGGTGCAACAGGGTCAATAGGGTTGACTGTATCCAAAGGTATTATATCAGTAGGACCAATCGCTTCTGGAATGACCCCGGGGCGCACCACAGTTGGTGTACCACCCACGCGAACACCAGGTGCAGGTCCTTCAGGCAAAGGGACATAACCAGTACTGCCTCCAGTTCCTTTGCCTGTACTAATACCCAACCCACCAAAAAACGCAGCGGTGCTGCCATACTTTAAAATTTGGTCAGCAATAGTTTTTTGTTCAACTTTATTAATAACATCAGGGGGGCATGTGCCAGCTGCCTTACAGCCCCTGTAAATATTTGTAACAGAATCACGCTTTACTCTACGTGCGCGCGCCATACAATATATAAAGTGGGTTAGTTATTAGTATAAAAAAATGAAATGTTAGTAGTTAAAGACTATCAAAGCTACCAAAGGACCAATCAACACCCTTAGGTAATTTCATAACATTGATAAATTTTTCCCTCTGATCTTCTGAAACAAAGCTAAGCAGCATGCGAGCTCTACCTATGCGTGTATTACCTTGTGAAGCCACCCATGACCATGTTGTACTAATTTTATCAAAAGAGCCTCTAAGTTTGTCTTTCACCCTGTAGCGATAACATTTTAAAGTATTTGGTTCCCCTCTTAACAATATCACTGGGGGGTCGAGAGCTTCATCCAGTAATCTCTTAAGTCTCGAAGAATTGTTTCTACCAACTGATTGAACTGACCTTCCCACTTGTGAAGCTGGAATGCCACACTGGTCAATAGATCTGCACTCTGCAGATCTACTTCTGGATCTTGTGGCGTACGCCCCTCTACCTCTCCCTCCCCTCGATTCTGAGTGTTCCCTTGCCCTCCTGCTTCTGGCTCTGCTGCTGCTCCTGCTCCGGCGCCTGCTCCTGCTTCTGGTTCTGGAACGGGCCCTGGTTCCCCGTTGTCCCCGTCCCCGTGCACCGGCTTGCTCTGTCCCTGACGATGGACTCCGGGACCGTCGTTCTTCGGCTTTCCGTGTAGTAGATCGTGATACTTTTTGCCTGACCCTGAGGGAGGCAACTGTAGGACTAGATTCTTTTCGTCCGTACCTTCGCCCTTTGGCGGTTTCGGTTCCAGGTCTCCCAGTCTGTAGGGTGCCGGAGTCAGGGGCGGTTCCGACCTCGGGGACGTCGGGGGGCTCAGCCCGTTCTCTGACCTCTTCGTATGAGGACGGCGAGGAGCTGGTAACAGGAGCAAAGATAGTTTCCCCGTTAAAACGCACTTCCCATTCTCCACTAGTTCCAAATCTGCGAGCATCTACTTTAAATTCCACGTAATAATGTCTTAATTGCCCTTCCAAATAATATAAACCAGCATAATCAATACGCCCTTCAGTTTTTTGCCAATGTCCATCAGTGTCTTCAAAGTAAATGAACTGCCAGGATGTGTATAACATAATATTTTCAGGATCTGCATCAAAAATAACCTCTACATTTTGAGGACCTTTTTTAAAGCAGTTAACAGGAGGAGCTCTATATGTTTCTAAACTGGTGTTAATCAATGTCCAAGGTTCATCTTTGTAAGGTGAGTCTCTTAATTTCTCTAGTTGAAGAACCATGTAAATAACATCTTTAGCTTTTGTTTCTGAAGCTGCTAAACTAGGAACAGGAGTGTACCCCAAACGCATAATGCCTCGCCTCCTGGCATAATGCAATAAAATCTGTTCTTTTCTTAAAAAGTTCCAATGTTTTATTTGATCTTCTAATTTATCACTCCCTTGTTCATATATGTCCATGAGCTGGTCTTCTAGAGCATTGAAACGCTGGTTCAGAGCCTCCATCCTCCCCCTCGTCTTCTTGGTCACTTAGATCTAACTGCTTCCAAAGCCTTTGAAAAAAAGATTTCCAGCTTTGGTCAGTAAGTTCAAACATAGGGGTACCATCTTCATTAAAAGGAAATTTATTCTTAAATTCAAATATTTTAATTCTGCTAACCAAAAATCTATACCTCTCATTTTTTAAAATATCATAATTGGAGGTAATCAATAATGGAGGAAATCTAATCTGTATGGGAGCTTTATGTTTGCAATCAACACTAACCCAATTCCCATCTAAACCATTTCTTAAATAGGTATCTAAATAATTCCAACAAGCTTCTGTAGCATCATCTAACATAGCAATCTTGCTTTCCGTTAAAGGTTGTAACCAAAATTGACTTTTTGCATTGGCAAATGAAATCACCCTACCACCGAGAGCTTTAATTAGTGACATGCAAAACATCGTTTTGCCACAATCAGAAGGACCATAAAATAAAATACAGTTTTTTTTTGTTCTAGACAAAAGGAAGTGTTTGAAGGCATCTAAAAACATTATAAAATTTATACCTTGGAATCTAACAAATTTTACTATGTTTGACCAGTGGCCGCCATTTTCTACTTTTTTTAATTTATACCATATCCATTTAGAAATAGACATATATCTCATTTCACCTCGTTTGTAATGTCTTACCATCCAAGCACAATCTCTAACAATTTTTGCTTGGTTATTATGAGCTAAAAACGCGCGAGCATTTATGTCTTCGTCAGCTAATTTAGCATAGTTATATGCAATGTCAGAATCTTCGATATAGTCATTGTCATAGGCCCATTGTACCATAGGAGACAATTCAAATTGCAAATTATCGCCCTCATGGTGACTAATCATCGTTTGCTGAACAATCCAGTCTGGATACTCCCCAAATGCATAGATATTTGGATTCATACTGCCCTTATACCAGTAAAGTACAGCCATAACACTTCGTAACTTTGGTGGTTCAGTTAAGAGTTGCTCTTTATGAATACTTAACATCCTTTGTAACAATCTTACAACTGTATCTCTGCTTTTACCAGTTTTAAAACACAATAGAAAGAGTGACATTGGACATAGTGTATGAAGCCATATATAACCACAATGTTCTTGTAACAGTTGCTTACATCCTTCTAATAATTCCTCTTTAACTCCATATGCAGTTACGACCCAGTCCCGACAACAAGTCTTATTGCTATTAAATTTCCTACACAGTTCCATAAACCCCACCCCAAAGCTGTTTTTAAATTTGCTGAGCATTGTAGCTCTGAGATTACTGCATTTTAACAATAGTCTATAATGCTCATTGCTCGCCTGAACTTCTGTCCGTGCTGTGCCGTCAGTATTTGGGGGTACCTCCACCTCCGGAGCAGTATCTTCACACTCATGAGTTAATGATAACTCAAGCCCGCTGTCCTGTTCCATAAATAGCCGCTTTTTACATTTGTGTTGCGGCGACAAAGGTATTGCTTCCAAACGAGGGCTAAGCTGCTGCAACTCTTTCGGACTGAAATACTTTCGTTTTAAGTCCTGTATTTGCTGCTCAAACTCCTCACTCCCCTGCTGGCGAAAGAGATCTCGGGAAATTCCCTGCTCATTCGCATTATCAACAGCATCCCCATCATCAATTAAATCAGATAAATCTGAATTTGTCCCTTCTTCAAACAGCTTTTCCAAATCATCATCTAAATCACTACAGTCTGCTTCAAGAGAAAACCAATTACTACACCCTTCTTTAGGATCAATACCTCTATTATCTGCCATTTCTGCAAGCAGGACACAGCAAAGAAGGTTCTTCTAGCAGCAAGTCTTCTAAAGAACGAATTCCAAACTGTGTAGCAGAAACGTAGATTTTCAGCCGGGAATCACAGCCTCCACACGGTACTACAATCTTGTACAGAGTTCTCTGAGGCTCCACCTCTGCTACTGTAGATTCTGACAGGTTTTCTGACTGCTCTTCTGTCAACTCTTCGTCACAATGCAGGTCAATGGGCAGGACAAGGTCTTGCAGCTCCAGCTTTATGTCTGGTATAGTTGCTTCTTTCCCAATCATATCTCTCTACAATATCTGCAAATGCCTTTCCAACCTCCTCTTACTAAATAAAAGTTTTCTTGATACCCACAAATATTTAACTTTTCTAAATAATCTAACAGTCGCAAACAAAACTGGCATCTAACAACAATACAACAAAGTAAACTGCCACTGCGAGATTCTATTTCTCGTCCCTTGACTGTTTTTTCATAAAAATGTTCAAATTCTACTTTGGCTACTGTTCTAGCACAATTGAAACAACACGCATATGCATAACCTTCCTTCCAAATAAGATTTAAAGTCTTGCTATCAAATCCTAATAGCTCCTCAAAGGTTAAAAATTTCTTACAGAAGTTACAGGCTAACAACAGGTCTTCAGTAGGAATGCCCAAATGACTTCTAAGTTGCTGCACTGTCTTTAAATCCATCTCAACAATGAACAGAGATCTGTATGTCTGTATATAAAATGTCCTAGAAACGCAGGCGGTTACTTGTTTATGAGTGGCAGGTTGTAATTGCCAACAACCTCTCAAGATAAAACTTTTGGCAACCGAGAGAGTTGCGAAACTTACCGTTAACGGTTCCAAAGTTGGCAGACGTTTTGGCGGGCTTTTCTTGGCAGGTTTAAACTGCTTTTGGCAAAGCCACTGGATCGGTGTTGTTCCAGGAGTGACTGCCAGGATCAGATACTGCATCACCTCAGGATATTTTATAGCTTATACCGGGTGCGGTTAGCATGTTTAGATTAGTCAGGGGCGGTTCAAAAATTACTCACATACCTTA